ACGACTTTCCAAGTGCCCTGGAAGTGACCGCAAGGCTCCTCGGGTTGATCGCCCGCTCGAGCCCGCGCTGGGTGAGGAACTGCCCAGCCGCCCGGATCGTCGCCGGATCCATGCCAGCCTTCGCGTCTGCACGATCGACCTCGGCCTGCACCCCAACATCTCTCCGCGCCTGCTCGCGCGTAGCCGCCTCGTCCTTGATCTTCAGATCCTGCTCGGCGCCCGCCTGCTTTCCGGCCGCATCGGCCTCGCGCGCCTGCGCGTCTGACGCCGCATCGGCCTCGCCGGGCTGCGCCTGCTGCTGCGCCATCGCCTGCTGCATCTGCGCAAGCATCTGCTGCATCACCTGTGCCGACTGCACCGCAATCTGGTCCTCGATCTCCGGCGGCAACTCCTGCACCAACGGCTCGCCAGCCTCGGCGTACATGTTCATCGGCGGCAACTGCATTCCAAGGTTCGCCGCCATCGCCTTGCGCAGCTTCTGCGCCTCGTGCTCGGCCATGTGCGCGAGCAGCACCGGCTGCGCAACCTGCAGCGTCACCGACTGCTGCATCGTCATCATCTGCAAATCAGCCATGTGAACGGTGATATGCGCTTCGTCGTTCTGGTCGGGGTAGACCCGAATCGGCTTGCCGATCTTCGCCAGCGCGTTCTCGGTCACGGGATCACAACGCTGCACTTTGTCCCGCGGGGGCATCAGCCGGTCGATGTCCTCGGCGCCTGCGTTCGGGTCGAGCGCCCGCAGGAAACTCGCGTGCGCCTCGCGCCGGTCGTACAGGTCCGGGGCGTTGTTTGCCAGTTCCAGCTTCGCCTGCGCCAGAGCAATTCTCTGCGTGCTGCTGAAGATGTTCGGATCCGACACCGGAATCACGTCGATGTGGTCGTCGAAGTCCTGCGCGAACACCTGACGACTCTGACCCGGGACGTTGTACGGGTAGCCTTCCTCCGGCGCGTAGACCCCGTACAACTCTGCGAGAAGACGTAACTCGTATCCCAGCGCGACGTGCATCCGACGGTGAATCCCGCTGGACACCTTGCTGCCCTGCTCGATCAGCGCGATCGTCGTGCCCACCGGCCCCGTGTTCTTCGCATCCCCCACCACAGCTTCGGTGGTCTGCGCGAAACGCTGGCCCAGCTCGGTGAGTAACCCCAACACCCGGAACAGAGCCTCGGATGGCTGCTTGAAGTCCGGAGTCCACAGCGCCTTGCTCAGTTCCTCGGCGCTCGACTCCACTTCCTTGTACACCCCGGGCTCGATCTCGATGCTTCCCGCGATGCGCGCGTCCTTCGACTTGAGGCCGCCCGGCACGCTCGCGTAGATCCCGCCCGTCAGGATGATGCGCAGGCACGCCGTAGCCGCGGCCGTGAGCCCGCCGATCGTGTGCAGGAACCCGAATCCGTAGAAGCCAGTCCCAGGCAGGAATTTGAAGTGCGCGTACCAGATCACGCGCTCCTTGTTCTGCTCGTCCTTCGCGCGCCAGTTCCGGTAGATCCCCACCACGCGCCGCGATTCTTTCTCCACCATCACGATGAAGGGCAGCGCCACACCAGTCTGCTCGCCGTCTACCATGTCCTCGAACCCTGCGAGGTTCAGATCGATGCACTGCTCGAGGATCTGGTGCTCGGCGTCCTCTGGCCTCTGGTCCGGGGTCTTGCCCTCGGCCGCGTCCTTCGCCACCGTCACCGCGGTACGGGAGTCGGCCATGTCGGATGGGGCCGCCACCGCTTTGTCCTCGATGTACAGCCCTGCGCGCACCTTCTTCAGGTACTCGTTGTGCGTCTCATTGTAGGAGTGCGTGATCCGCGATGCGGTCTCAAGACTCGTCGCTGAGTAGGGAACCAAAAGATTCTCGGCGCGCACCCACCGGCTCAGGTTGCGTCCGCGCACCGGGTCGCGGTAGATTTTCTTGAACTCCGAGCCCTCGAGCCCCAGCATCATCACCATCTGGTCGGATTCTTCGAGGTAGGCCCTGTCCGTTACCGTCAACTCGTAATTCATGAACCCCGAGACCCGATCGGCCTGGTCCTCGCGCTCCGGCGTTCTCTCGCCCACAACGTCGCACTTCGCCGGCCCGCGGGGCGGGTACAACTCGGCATACGCCCGCGCCTGGAACTGCACCAAAGCTTCAGCGAGCAGAGGATGCGTCGCCGCCTTGGCGATCTTCAGCGGTCCAAGAGCACTGTCAGGTGTGTCCTTCATGCCCATCAGTTCGATCCCGCGGCTCAGCTTCTCGAACCAATCGGTCCTGCTGGTCACGTCGGCGTCGAAGCCCTCGGTCACTTCCTGCGCAAGGCGGTCGAGTTCCGAGTGCGATACGTGCTCGGCCAGGTTCGCGTAGTGGTCGTCGGGATCTGAGGACGTTTCGGACATCGCATCATCGGGCGAGAAGTCCACCATCACGTCACCATTCTCACCCTCTGAGAATCCCACCCCAGCATCGATCAGTCGAAGGAACGGGCTTTCGACATCGATCTCCTCGGAGCGAAGCGGTCCCGCCTCGGGTTCGCGCGCGGCGCCGGGCAGGAATGGGTGAACGGCCATCAGACGTACCTCCGTTTATCGGTTGGTTCTCGGTTGCGCTCGTCCTCGTCGTCTTCCTCAACTTCCTCGGGAAGGCGCAGATGGAAGCCCTTTCTCAAATGCAGCCATGCGTACACGCACGTGTCCGGTATGTCGTTGCCCGGCGAGCCCTTGATGAACGTGGCCGCCGCGCACTCCTCGAGCACTTCATGCGCCCAGGGCCGGTCCATGATCCACACGCACCCCTGCTCGAGCACGATCGAGGCAGCATGCGCCCGCGCGAGCTTCGAACTGTCCGCCTTCGCCGCCCGCACCGGAATGCTCCACCGGCGCAGTTCCTGGATCAGGCTGTGCCCCGACGCCTTCTTCTCAATCAAAATCAGGTCCGGCTGGTAGAGCTTGTAGTGCTGCCGCGCCTCAGTGCGCAGCTTCGGGAACTCGACGCGCTTCTTCCAGCGCTCCAGCAAAATGGCGCAGTAGCGCCCGTTCACCCCTCGGCCGACCGGGTTCGACTTCACCGGCCCGCCCTCAGATGGGGGTCGTTCCTCATGCCAGAAGATCCCCCAGGTCGTCCTCGCTGAGTAATCGTCCTGCTCGCCCTCCTCGAATGCGGTGTCGTACACGCTGATGACGTACTCGCACTTCGGGGGCTTCGAGCCCGGCCACATGCGCCAATGCTCACGCTTGAGCACCGCGCCCTCGTCTGGTCGTGGCTTTTGCTGGTAGAGCGCCGACCAGTTCCGCGAGCCCTGGATCTGCTTCTCGAGCTTCAGGGTCTTGGCGTTGAACCATTCCGGCCACAGGATCTCGCCAATCTCCCGCCCCAGCGGGTCGTCCTCGGCTTCCTGCTCCGTCTCGATCACCGCGGCAAGGCTGATCACGTACCAGCGCTCGCCCTCGAGCGAGGTGAACCATCCGGTCTTGCCGATCGCCGCCTTGGGCAGGATCCGCCCCGCTGGATCGTCTTCGTGCCATCGCGTGGCGATGTAAACGATCGCCGCCCCGGGCTTCAGCCTCGTTCGCACGTCGGCCTTGTAGGTCTCCCAAACCGATTCGCGCTCGGTCTTCGAGTCCGCTTCCTTCCGCCCCTTGATCGGGTCGTCGAGGATCGCCAAGTCCGCCCGCCGGCCTGTCACCCCGGTTCGGAACCCGAAGGCGAAGTATTCCCCGCCAATCGCCGTCGACCACTCGTTCTTCGCCCCGGAATCCCCGGCAATACCCATTCCGAAGATCGACCAATGCTCTGGCGAGGCGAACGTGTTGCGCGCCCGGCGCCCGAATCTCGATGCCAGGTCGGCGTTGTAGCTGCCCTGGATCACCGACTTCCGGGGGTTTCGCCCCAGAAACCACGCCGGAAACAGCACCGAGCCATACGTGCTCTTGGCACTGCCCGGCTGCATGAACACCATCAATCGGTTGAACGGCACCCGCTTGCCGTCTTCCTCGATCCACCCCCGCTCGATCGCCTCAAGCTTGTCGATCAGCATGCGGTGGTGCAGCGCTGGCACGTAGCGCGCCGCCATCGGCAGCTTGTTCAGGGCCGCCAAATCGCCCGCGCTCAGGTCTTCAGGGGCGTCCTGCTCCACGTCCCCAGGGTTCATCAGCCCGGCGTACACCGCCAGAGAATCGCGTGCTTTCAGCCGCTCGAGGCGCTGCAGGGCCTCCGCAAGCGTCTTGCACTCCCTCAAATCATCGGCGCCCATGCAGTCATTCCGTGCGCTTCTTCTTCGGCCGGTGGAACGGCAGCACCCTGCCCAGCCCCAGTTTGACGGCCTTCTCCTTGATGATCCGCTCGAGTTCGTCCTGGTCGTCGATGTGGTCGAACTCCCCCGGATTGCCGTGCTCAACCTGTGTGACGAGCATCTTTCTCCACGTCGCCAGCAGCCGCAGGGCGTCCATTTTCGGGGCGATCTTGTACTTCTTCACGTGGCCGATCAGAACCCGGTCAGATCCCTTGCCAT